AAACCACTATCAATCTTAAGGTCATACATGTTATCAGGATGAACAAGTAGGATGTAGTAAGCTCTACCATCAACCATTACTGGACGAATTGGAACATACGCTCTATTACCACCAGTCTTAGCAGATGCTTTTAAAGCACTGATAAAATCAGGAGTAAGTTTAGAGTTAGCAGCTCTAAGTGCCCCTTTTGCAGTTGCAGTAGAAGAACTTGCAGCTACAGCACCACTAGCAGTTCCATCTCTATAGAAGTTTTTAGTTGGTGAAGTAGTTAACGCATCAAAACAAAGTTGGTCAATTTTTTCACGACCCCAATCTTTTAGTGCGTAAATGCTTTCTTCGTTAATAGAAAACATTGCTCGTTTTCTATCTAATGCACCTCTATCACGTACACCATGACGATACATTTCTAAAGTTAAAGAATCTGAGTAAGTTGTTAACGCTTCCTCGTTTCCTTCAAGAGTTGCAGTTCCAGTTACACCAGAACCAGTTAATCTCATACGTAAACCAAAAGTGATTTTATCACCTTGGCTTTTTTCTAAGTTTTCTTTTACATGAACAAGTGATTCACTGTTCTTACCCATAAATCTTGAGAAGTAGGTTTCCTTTACAGTATCCCTAAATAGTCCTTCCTCCCAGACTTTCTTGGTAAGAGCATTGTCAGTTGCGAATGAAGTAACAGCCATTTTCTAGCTCCATAAAAAGTTAAAGTTATTTTATAGAGCAGGTGAAATTAACCGATATAAGAAGAATAGACTTTTTCAAATTCTTCAGAAGAAAGATTTGCTAGTTGTTCAGGGGTGAGAGTTGGTTTTGCACCAGCAGTACTACCACTAGTTTTACCTCTAACACCATTACTGAGTTTTCCAGCATTTTGAACTCTGTCTAACAATCTATCAGGTTGCTTTTTAGCAGCCTCTAATTGTTTCTTAAGCTCTTCAATTTCTTTTTCCTTAGCACTTAAAACAGAACCTCGATGCTTCATATCATAAGCTCGTTTTGAAACGTGTAACAATTCTATAGGAGATAATTCTCCTAAAGGATTACTAGCAAACCTATTTATAAAGTCCTCACCAATTCCATCTTCCTCTAAAACTTTTACAATATCCTGAGTTTCAATATCCCCAGGTTTGAAATGCTTTAGAAGTAGTTGCTCGTTTTGTTCTATTCTTTCTTGTAACTGAATTTGGTAGTCATTATTCTGATGACGTCTTGCGATTTCATCTGCCTGTTGTTTCATAACGGCAGCTTCGTAAGGGTCTTCATCTTTAGTGTCCAGAATTTTTTGTTGCAACTCTTTATAAGCTGCATCCAATTGTTCATTCTGTTTTCTAAGATTACCAAGTTCAGTGTTGCGACGAGAAATAAACTTTTGGTCATTCTCAGCTCGCTCGCTTAATTTTCTTACCTGCTCCTTAAGTTCTCGAATTTCCTTAGTAGCAGGGTCCTCATCCTCTTCCTTGGTTTTTTCTTCAGAATCGGTTTGGTCTTCACCAGCCTTTTCTTCAGATTCCTCTGAGTTTTCCGACGCCTCTACAACTTTTTCTTCGTCTAAACTAGATTGGCTTCCATTACGTTCTCTTTCTAGATAAGCTTGTATTTCCTCATCAGAAGCATCAGTAATAGCTACCATATCCTGTTCAGACTCAGTACCAGTCTGTGGAGTTGTTCCTGAATCTTCAGAGCTAGTTATTTCTTCGCTCATAATTAGGTTCTCCTATTTAACCATCAAAACTGAGGTCCTTGCATATCAAGGTTTTCCTCTTCGTTTGAAATCTGTGGGATTGATGGACCTTGTTCTTGTCCTTCCATTCCTGGCATCCCAATACCAGCTTCTTGCAATTTTTCAATATTAGCAATTGCAGTTTTTTGTATTTCCATATCTTTAGTAGCTTCTGCTTGTTGTGCTTCAGCCTGTTGTGCTTGTGCGTAGTAAGTTTGAATTTTCTTTTTAGTTTCTTCTGGTAAGTCAGCAAGCTCTAAGAAAATCTCAGGTGGAACTTGTATAGCTCCATTTGCTGCTAGGTCGCCAAGTAAAACTAGAATACCCAATCTTGCAGTTGGACTGTATGCACTTTCAGCTACAACTACATCATATTGCATTGCATCAGCATTTGCCATTATTTCTGCAATTTCATCTATAGTAAATTGAGTGGACGGTTGTCCATCTATTTGTTCTGGGTTGCTTGCAGATTCGCTGGAAACAATTCTAAACACTCTTTCTGGGGAGTAGTATTTATTAATTAAACGAAACATAATACGACCAACTTGTTTCTTACTAAAGGCCATATTATCAAATAGAAATTCGTTTCCTCTAAGAGTTTGCTCGATTCTTTGCATGAACATAGTACCCGATTCGTTTGCTCCGTTAGGGTCTACATGAATGTTCATAAACTCTCGAATATCTCCAATTGCCATTTCTAATAATTGAACAATCGCAACTGGAAATTGACCTGGGGTTTTCTCAACAGGAAGCCTGTTAATAGTATTAACTTTTTGTACAAAGCCTGGACGACCTGCATTTTTCTTAAAGTTATTCTCCTCTCCTTCTGGAAAAGTATCATCATCATAAAACCAACCAGTTCCACCAGCCATTCTATTTCCAATATCTATTGCTTGAGAACGACGATAGTTAACTTCTTTTTGTGCATCTATTACTGCACGAACTTTGCCCCAAAACCTGTTTCCTCTTTTCTTTGCATATACAGGAATTGTAAAGAAATCTGTTTCATCCGTAATCTCATTTACAAGAACAACATTTGCACAAATATGAGTGACTTTAACTTTAGTGTTGATTTTCTTAATAACTCGAAAACCTTCTATTGTAGAAAACTTATTTGCATCTTTTTCACTCCAACCTTTTGCAAGTTCTACAAAATCTAAAGAAGGATTTACAATTACAAATTCAGGTTCGTAAACTTTTTCCTGACACTCAATTAATCTAAATTCTTTTTTCGCAACATCAACTAGGTCAACTCGCTCATCTCCCATTCCTATTGCAAGCTCAATAGTGTTATCTGATTTACCGTACTGGTCATGCTGGAAAGTCACATGCTCTTTAGGTTTTTCCAATCCACCTTGAAAAAATGAAACGGCCTCGTAGTTAGATTCTATTTCCCCAGCTTTTTCTGGATACATTTGTTTAAGCTTTGGAAGTGAATACATTTTATGCTTGCAAAGATATTCTGCATCACTGCCATCCTCTTTTTCGTGTGGCCCCATTGATACACACTCAGGATTAAATCTTTCAATTACAACTTCACCTCTAATATCTTTTTCTGTAGAAACGTAAACATCATAAAAACCTCTACCTTGAATGTATTGGTCTAAGGCAACAACGCTGTCTTCACGTTGAAACATACTTCTTTCTTGTATATGTTTTGCTATTAAGGAATATAAATCGGCAGTTCTTTGGTCGCCTTCTTCTAAAGGAAGGTATTTAATATCGGTTCTTCTTTTTCTTTGATAGCCTGACAATTCATCTATGTGTTTTTCGATAAGATTAAAAGTAAGAGCAGCCCGATCGTTAGCAAGTAAAGTGCCACGAGTTGATTCATCCCATTGTTCTCCATTGTGGAATTTTTCAGCCTTCTCAGCATCTTTAATAGATTTTGACTCAAGTTCACGACTGGTCTTTAAAAGAGTGTGGACTCTATCAATAATGTCTTTATCTTTATCTTTTGATTTGTTTTCTTTTGGAGTGTAGGGAATGATTTCATGTGTATGCCCATCAATGGCAGCCGAAATATAAATTGCAGCCTCTTTACCTGGCTCAATTACATTACCAAGCTCATCAACTACTGGTTCGGTTGCAGGTTCAAATACAATCTGATGAGGTCCGTTGCCATCATCGCTTATAAAGCCTACTTGATTATCGAGGTCTAGATAAACAACATGTTCACTGGTTCCACCTGGAACTTCAGTTTTAGTTGTCGTATATAAAAAATCACTCATACTATTATAAACCCATCTTCGTCAGGAACATTATTGACTTTTTGTTGGTAACGATGCCACCATTTATCTTGCTTTTCTGGATTCAACCTACGTTTACTAAACCTATAATCCTTTGTCATCTCAAAAGCATAGGCCAATGCATCCAGTCCATCATCTCTCCAATGAGGAAACTTTTGCATCTCTAAAGATAACCTTTCCCTATAAGCTAGAGGTATGGCTTCATTAACATGTATGCAACCATTGTTCAAAGGCCACTGGACATTCTGTAGTATTCTTGAATGTTTATTTCTACCAGCAGGACTTAGGGTCATTAAAGTTTTGTCTTCTTTAGAAACGTAATATCCCTTAGCTCTTAAGGCATTACTGATATGAATTTCAAAAGTCATAGCTCCAACTTTTTCAACTCCCACTGCCAGCATACGACCATTTCTGGCATAAATATCAACTACTTGCTTCATGGCATCAGCTTCATCAAAAACATCAATTACCATATCTAAGATGTATAATTTACTGGCACCTAAATCGTTCATGTAAGGTTCCACTCCAAACACTATAATTGCCCAATCATCTCCCCTTCTATCCTTCCTTACACCTGCTGGGTCTATTGCCATAAACTTATACAAGTTCTTTGGAATTTCATGTGGAGGTGTTGTCAGAATAAAGTCGGAGTTTAATTTTTCCTCCCCTCTTGGAGTCGGGTCAAGTAGCTGTTGAGAGAAAAACGTAGTTAGGTTTCCTCTAAGCAAGTTCATCTTTTCTTCAGAAAGAAAGACTGGTTTTCCACTTGGAGTACCGTCTTCTGTAGCTGGTTTAACTCTTGTGTGGTAAAGAAGATTGCCGTCTAAATCCTTTCTTTCCCTTAAATCTTGCAACAATCCATTATGAGAATAGGTGGTTCCAATAACACGATGCCTGTCACCATCCATACCAACGTTATGAGATAGGTCGAACATATACTTTAATTTCTCAATCATTTCAGGGGAGTTAACAAATTCTGGGGTTTCAACATCATCGTAAATTCGCTGGGTAAAATGCTTTCCTGTTGGCATACCCTCAACTAATCCCCATGCCTCTAAAGTAGCTTCCCTGTAGTAACCTTTTCTCTTAACAATTAATCCAGTATCCTCAGACCATTTAGGTGCTTCACTGCTGGGATTCATGTATAAAACATCTGGGAATATGTCTTTTAAAAAGAACGATTCCTCAAATAAGTATTTGATTTGTCTAAAGAAAGCTAGAGCTGGTTTTTGTGCGTAGGAAAATATACAAATTCTTTCTTCAGGATTTCTTAATATGGATTGAATGGTTTCAGCACTCGTTATTATAGAACTGTTGTGAGTGGTAATTAAATTCTTACCTATTAAATAAAGACCGTCTTCACTAGCTACTTGAATACACCTTGTAGGAATTGTGTTAACTTTCTTAACTGATTTTATATACTTACACCTAAAAACTCTTTTTCCTTCTGGAACCTTTTCTTGTTTTCTAGAAAGAGAAAAAACCTCATCTTTTTTATAAGCCCTAAACCTAACATCGTAACTAATATAATTTTCACCTTTAATTTTCTTACTACGAACAGATAGTCTTGGTTGTAACCCCAAGCCCATTGCAAGCTCATGCACATTTTCAGCTAGAGTCTTGTTAATATTAGTAAAACTTGAAACCCCTCTACTATCTATTGTGCCATCAGTATCCATTAAGCCACGAAGCAGCTCTCGTCTATCATCTTCACTAGCGTATAAATATTCTTGTGGAATATGTTTATTATTTAATACCTCTAATTCTCTTAAGGTAGGTAGTATCTTATAAATATTCCATCTGTATAAAGCTGTATTTTTGCCAACTTTATATCCTAAGCTTTCAATCTTATTAATTATTTCATTATCAGCAGTTGTGATGTTCCCACAGCAACTAGTACCATCTCCTAACCAAGCACCTAAAACGTAAGGTGATAGTCGGAGTTTTTTATGATTTGTAAATTGCAAAACTTCATTTAATTGCACGCCAAAACGATTGTCTGGTTTATGTAAATATTTAGATAATTCTTTAGATGATAAAGTTAATCCATCTCTATAATGCCTTTTGTTTTTTGTTCCAGATATTCTTTTTCTAGACTTTTTTAAAACTGTCCAAAGGTGATTGTCACTAGTAGTTACCTTACTTCCGTCAGTAAATTCCACCTCAAAACATTCTGTATTATCAAACACTTCAGAGAGTGCGATAACTTTATTAGGTTGACCGTTAGGGTGAAAAACTTCATCTCCAACCTCTAATTCTCCATGCTTTTTCCAACCTCCTGTCGTTAAAACTGGATAGTTATAATCTACTGCCTTCCCATGCTCCCTAGCCCATAAATCTAAGGTTTGAGTGGAGGGTCCATGCTGAACTTCGTGACATGCCTCAATCCAAAAAGGATGGTTCGCTATTGGGATTTTTAATACGAAATAAGTAACAAAAAACAGGTCGTTTAGTACCAAGTTTCGCCACTTGGCTCTCATATATTCACTGTCTTTTTTATTCTTTAGAATATCCCTCAGTTCTTCTGCGTAATTGTGAGAATACTTTTGGCCAGGAATTGGTGTAAACTCCATGCCGTTAATTTCAAAAGTAATAGGTTCTATCTCGTATATCACAAATCTATTCTAGCAGATTCCATTGACATTCCTGCAATGGTTATATTAAAATCTTAGTAGGAAAAAATGTTACAGGGTTAATCCCTGAAACGAAATCAAGGGAAAGTTGAGGTTGTTAGTTTCCTCCTCAGTTTTCCTTTTTTTATTCTTCAGATTCACACCTTCGAGAAAAATCAACGTAAATAACATTATCTTTCTTGGATATGGCGACTCGGTCTTTTGCAATATTATTATTCTCTTGTAAGTGAACGGACCATGAATAGCAATTATCTGTAGGAAAGTTTGCCTGATATAAAGACCTTAAGAATAAAGAAACGAGGTCATTGTCGTCAAAATAATCCACTAGTGAAGCTCCATTGCGTCAAACGCCTCTTTAAACTTTTTAAGTAGCTCGGATTTTGCGTCGGCTAGAAAATCTAAGTAATAGACAATAATTTCAGGTTCAAAATCCTCAGATTCAATGTCGTCTATAAAGCCCTCAGTGCCATTAATTAATGCTTGTAACACTGTTGTAATATCTTTCTTGTCAATATTAAGCTTTCCGTATGCCATTAACTTTCTCGGATTTTCTCCATCACCTCATCAAACCTTTTATTTAACATCATTTTTGCTTGGTCCAGCTCATTA